GTCTCGATGGAACTGATGCGCCTTGGCGTGAAGCTTTTTTGCTTGGGCACCAACCTAGACGGAAGCCCAGTTCATCCCCTTTACGTCCCCGGGGATCGCCGTATTCACCCATGGTCACCGAAATAAACTTGAAAGGCTGACAATGCTAAAACTTGAATTCGTGCCGGAATGGCCCGACGGAACGGTTCCCGATGGTGCGGAGATCGTCGAAGTCTTGATCGTGGAAAATGGGACGGAAGCGGGTCTTCCCGCCGTCATCTTCAAAAACATCTATGGGGGCCACTTCACCTTGACGGGCCGTTACGTCAACGCCATTTCCGCCACGATCAAAGGTTCGAACATGCGTCGTCACGGGAACCCTGAACCATGATCGCCATTGTTTCCACATCCGGCGGGAAAGACTCGACCGCCACCCTAATTCTTGCCGTCCAACGGCTTCAGCATGACCAGATATTCCCGGTTTTCGCTGACACGGGGAACGAAAACCAGATCACTTACGATTATTTGGATTATCTGGAATCAAAGCTTTCCCTACGGATCACCCGGCTGAAGAAGGATTTCACCGTGGAATGGTGGGATCGCCGGGATTACGTTCGCGACAATTGGGTGGAAAAGATGGTCAAAGGCCGAAAAGCCACCGACAAAAGCCCAGAAATTCTTCCGGTGCCCAGGGCCGAAGCCGAAGAGATCACTGCCCGGGTGCTTTCCGTATTGGAAAAGGGCCCCACTGGAAATCCATTCCTTGACCTTTGCATGATCAAAGGCCGTTTCCCCAGCAGGATGGCGCAATTCTGCACTCAGGAATTAAAAACCAAACTTTTGAGGGATTACGGATACGAAATGGCCCGAATTCACCAAGGCGTCGAATCATGGCAAGGTGTTCGTGCCGACGAATCACCCCAGCGGGCCAAGCTTTTGGAAAGAGAGTCAGAAGCGGGCCTTTTTGATATTTATCGCCCGATCTTGAAGTGGAACGTGGCTCAAGTCTTCCAAATCCATCGGAACCACGGCATCGAACCCAACCCGCTTTATAAACTTGGTATGGGCCGCGTCGGGTGTATGCCATGCATCAACGCCAAAAAGGACGAATTATTATCCATCAGCCAACGATTCCCGGATCACATCTCAAGGATCGAAGAATGGGAAAAGATCGTCAGCGTCGCTTCAAAGAGGGGACAGGCCACCTTTTTCAAACATTCCGAAATCGCTTTTGATTCTAGCTTACGGCCAACCATCCGAAACGACGTGGAGTGGTCACAGACTTCCCATGGGGGAAAGACCATCGATTTGACCAGGATCATCGAGCCGGAACCTTGCGTTTCCAGCTATGGGCTATGCGAAACCTATCAACAACCCCAAGGGGAATCGAACCAAGATTAAAAAGGCTTCCCATCTTTCGGCTTTCTGGCCTAAAATCAGATTCATGCCTAAGAAAAAAGCACCGAAGATTAAAAAGCATAAGAAGGCCAAGGGTTCCAAGAAAAAAGTCCCATCCGCCCCCAAGTTCGTTCACCGCCTTGGTGCCCCATCCATTTTTACCCAGAAAATCGCCGACGAAATCATCGAACGAATGATCGGCGGGGAATCCCTTTTGAGGATCACCAAGGATAAACACATGCCCCACATCGCCACCGTCCTGCGCTGGCTGAACTCCGACGAAGTGGAGAAATCGGACTTCTGCGATAACTACGCGCGCGCGAAGGAACTTCAGGCAGAAGGTTTTTACCACAAAATGCAGGACGTTATCGAAGAAGACATCAAGTTCAAGTCCATCGCCGGGGCTGAAGTCCAACGGAATCGGCTTCGGGTGGATACTTATAAATGGATTCTGGGCCGGATGTTCCCCAAGAAGTACGGGGACTTCATGCGGAACGAAGTCAGTGGGGCCGATGGTGGGCCCTTGGCGATGAATATCAACCCGAAGGATTTAACTGATGCCCAGCTTGCTGCCATCATCAAACGACACACTGGAAAAGGTGGCAAGGGAACTACTTGACCGGCGGAAGGCCCGGGAAAATTACCTGGACTTCGTAACCTATAACCGCCCGGAATATGTTCCCTGGACCCACCACAAGATTCTTTGCGATGCCCTGATGAAGGTTTATTCGGGCAAGATCAGGCGTTTGATCGTCAACATGCCCCCAGGCCACGCCAAGTCCGAATACGTCAGCCGATATTTCCCCCCGTGGTACTTGGGCCACCGTCCGAACGAATATATGATCCTGGCTTCCTACGGCCAAGACCTGGCGAATGACTTTGGTCGCGACGTGCGGAACATCATCAACGACGACAGCTTCCCTTTCATGTTTCCCAATCTTCAAATCCGCCAGGACAGCCGGTCGGCGAAACGCTGGCACACCACCCGGCGGGGCGGATATTACGCCGTCGGCGTGGGCAGTGCGCTGACGGGCAGACGTGGGAACGGCGCCATTATCGACGATCCATTCAAGGATCACAAAGACGCCATGTCGAAGCTGAAGCGCAAGACGGTGCGGGATTGGTTCCAGTACGTTCTTTTGACCCGTCTTTATCAAGATGCCTGGGTGATCCTGACGCAAACCCGCTGGCACGAAGACGACCTGACTGGCTGGCTGATGAAGGAATACCCCGACGACTGGACGGTGATCAACCTGCCCGCTATCGCGACCAAGGCCGACATCACGGGGCGCAAGATCGGCGAAGCCCTTTGGGAACCCAAATTCGGGATCAAGTTCCTGACCCAACTGAAAAAGGACATCGGGCCCCGGGCGTTCGAAGCCCTTTACCAGCAGAACCCCAGCATGGAAGAGGGAAATATATTCCTGCGGAAAAACTGGAAGTTCTATTCTGAAGCCACTTTGCCCATCAAGTTCCAAGAAATCCTGATCAGCATGGACACGAACGTCGAGGAAGGCGCCGACAACGACGAAACCGCCATCGCCGTCTTGGGGAAGAAGGGCGCCGACTATTACCTGCTGGACATGGTTCACGCCGTGATGGGATTTAACAGCCAGATTTCATCCCTTCAGCAGGTTTCGGGGAATTGGAAACTGGCCTTCAAGAAGCTGATCGAGAAGAAGGCCAACGGGCCGGCGATTCAAAACTTGCTGAAATCGAAAATGTCTGGCATTGTGATGGTCGAACCGCAGGGTTCCAAGGTGGAACGGGCTTGGGCAGTCGAACCGCTCCACATCGCCGGGAATCTTTATCTTCCCAGCGACCGGGCCAAGCATCCTTTCGTGGATGAGTTCATCGAACAGATGGCCTTATTCCCGAACGCCGACCATGACGACATGGTGGACGCCTTCACGCAGGGGATCAATTACTGGAACGGGCCGAACAGTGCCTTCTTGGCGAAAATGACAACGATGTAGGGGGAACCATGGCTGGCGAAAAAGCGGTTTCGGTGAAGGAACAGGCGATCATCAATAAGCTGAACCAGATGGACACCAAGGCCCTGATCGAGTACGCGGCCAAGATGGAAACCCGGGTGAACGGATGGCAGAACGTCATCACGGGTCTGGGGATGATGGGTCGAGATAAGCGCACCGGGGCGAACATGTCCTATCGGTGGCTGACTGAAATCGAAGCCGAACTGCTTTATGCGGGCGACAAGATGGCCCGCCGACTGGTCGAACTTTTACCTTCCGAAGCTTTGCGCGAGTGGATCACCTTCCACGGATTCGACGCCAAAATCCTTTCGCAGATCATCAAGGATTTGGAAAGCCTTCAGCTTCCTGACTTCCTTTGGCAGGGTGCGACGTTCGCCAGGACTTACGGGGGCGCCGGAACCTGGGTGATGGTGGACGATGGCGAAAAGGATTTATCCAAACCCCTGATTCTTTCCAAGGTCAAGAAGGTCATCGGCCTTTGGACTTTCAGCCGGTTCGAACTTCAAACGCTTTCTTCCGACATCGAAACCGATGTGAACAACCCGAATTTTGGTCGTGCGAACTTTTACATGCTGACCCCGCGGAATCGTATCGATCAAAACGTTCAGTCGGCCACCGGCGTCATCAAATTCCACCACACCCGGATCATTCGCTGGAACGGGGCGCAGCTTCCCCGTCGCTTGTGGATTTCAAACCAATACTGGGACGACTCCATCCTGACCCCCTTCAAACAATGTTTGGAGGATTACAAGATGGCGGTGGGTTCCATCGCGGCCATGATCCAGGACTTCCGTGTCGCCATCCTGAAGATCAAAGGTTTGGCCGACGCCATCGCTTCAGGGAACGAAGACTACATTAAAACCCGCATGAACCAAATCCTGCTTTCCCGGTCGGTCATCGGGGCCACGATGATGGACGCGGAAAACGAAGAATTCAAATATGACGTGGCAAGCGTTGAGGGAATCGAAAAGCTGGTTCAGGAAATAAAGTTCGACCTTCAATCGACCACGGATTATCCCGCCGAAATCCTTTTCAACGAATCCCCATCGGGTGGCATTGGATCGGGTGCGGGCGACGCCGTGATCCGCCGGTGGTACGACCGGGTGGGCGCCGAACAGCGGAACTATTTCAGCCGACCTTTGAATCGCTTCCTGGAAATCTACTTCGCGGCCAGTGAAGGCCCGATGAAAGGGAAACTTCCTGAAGCGTGGTCGTATACCTGGAACAGCCTGTACAAGATGACCGATTTGGAAACCAGCCAAGCCCGTTACCAAGACGCCCAGTCGGATGCGGTTTATTTGACGAATGGGGTCTTGACGCCCGAAATCGTTTTGGAATCCCGCTTCGGTGGCGACGAATACGGCCACGACATCGAGTTACCCGACGGCTATCTGGAATCGATGACCGCCGGAACTCCATCAGACAAAACTATTTCCGCCAGTGGGACACCTGACACGGCCATCCCCGCCGACGGTGATCCGGGATCGCCTCAAACTGAAATCGGTAAAAAGATGTCCGAATTCTGGCTTCAGGATAGTGCTTCGGGTTCGCTTCAAATCCAGACCGTGATCGTCGCCAAAGATCACGCTGGAACCCTCGACGAAGCCAAAGCCTTGGCGGGCGACTTGCTGAAAAAGAATGGTGCCGACGAAACTTCGATGGCCTTCCGCTTCCATCAGCGCGATCCAGCCGAATTCGTGGACGGGTCACTGAAAACCAAGGTGTTTAAACCTGGATTGTCCTTCGTCTTCGGCATCCTGAAATGAACCCTGGCGACATCGCCATGATCAAGAGCAGGGCGACCACGTCGGGGAAATCCGTTCCGCTGGGAATGGCCCGCCTGATTTCGTGCCTGATCAAAGCGCAGGATTTCTGGACGGTCGAGTTTCTACCCGGCCAGCGTCTTTCCGGTCGAACCCAAGCGTTCGTCCACCCCGAAGACATCATGGAAGAACGGTTCAAGGTCGTCCAAGGTGGTATAAGGTCTTCCAAGGCCGTGGAAGGTGATCCCCGATGAACGTCGTCCAAGAAATAAAACAAAAGATTCGGGAATCCAAATCCCGCGGGGTTAAGTATCGGCTGAAGAAACCCGGCCGGATCCTGCCCCCGAAACACCTGGAAGTCGCTTACCAAGGAAAGATGCGGGCCGTCAGTCGGATCATGGAAACGATCCTGAATCAGCTTTTGATTCCAGCCCTTCCCGACATCGTGGCCCAAGCCGACATCCTGCGTCCCAATTCCGCCGACGTGGTGGATGGGTCCAGCCGGTTCAACGCCTGGGCCGACATCGTGGATCAGATCATCAAGATGTCGCGGGATCGCTTTTCTAACGAATTGAGCCCCGACGACATGGAAGACATGGCCCACACGCAGGGCCAAGCCGTCAGCTATTACAACCGGGTGGCCGTGATCCGTTCCGTGACGCAGATGGTGGGCTTTCCAGTCTTCATCAACGAACCGTGGCTTGAATCGGAAATGAAATCCTTTGTCCACGAAAACGTCAGCCTGATCAAGTCGATCCCTGAAGACCTTCTTTCCGACGTGAATGAAACCGTGAACCGGATGGTGCGCCAGGGTTATCGGGTTGAGGACATCGGTGACGCCATCAAGGAACGATATGGGGTCAGCCAGTCGAAAGCGAATTTAATTGGCCGCGACCAAACTAATAAGTTCGCAGGGTCTTTGAACATGCTTCGTCAGAAATCCTTGGGTTTAACCCGTTACGTTTGGCACGGGGTCGAGGATGACCGGGAACGGGAAAGCCATCTGGCGAATGAAGGCCAGGTCTATTCGTGGACGGCGCCACCGGCGGAAACCGGGAATCCTGGCGAAGATTATCAATGCAGATGCTGGGCGGAACCCTATCTGGATGACGACGAACTTGGGATTTCCGATGATGATGATTGACGTTTTTTAAAAACAGGGGCAAAATGCCGAACATGATTAAAAACGTGATGCGGTACGACGAAGCCAAAATGATCACCGGATCGGTGAAAGACGCTTTCGGCTTTTTGACCTTCCCCTTGGTGGCTTCTTCCGCCGGGGTTTTTCCCTACATCCAACCCGATGGAACCATTCGGCGCGAGTTTAAACCGCCCGAAGAACTGACCGATCCCGAATCCTTGGCGACTTTGCGCCTTGCCCCCATGACCAACGATCACCCCGCCATCGGAATGATCACGTCCGAAAACGCCAAGAAATATCAGGTGGGTTCGGTGGGCGACAAGATCGACGTGGAAAACAGTTTGCGCCTTGTCACCATGGGGAAAATTACTGATTCGGATACCGTGAACGACATCGAAAGCGGGGCGAAAACCCAAATTTCACCGGCTTATAGGGTGAACTTAGAAATGACGCCGGGGATTTGGTACAACCCCGAAACGGGTGAAAATCTTCAGTACGATGCCATCCAAAGGAACATCCGATACAACGCCATCGCAGTGGTCAAGGAAGCCCGTGAAGGTGATGATGTACGAATTCGCTTGAACGCCGACGATGCGCGGGCATATACTTCCGGCGGTGTTCGTCAAAAAGAAATGCACAAGGGGGACGGTCAGATGAAATTCAAATTATTGGGGAAAGAAGTCGAAGTCCTGAACGCCGACGCCGTTGGCGAACCCTCGAAGATGAAGTTTGACGGTGCGGAATATCCCGTCCACAAAAACGTCGTCAACGCCATCAAGGCCGTCTGCGATTCGCACGACGAAATGTCGAAGACCCACGACGACATGAAGAAGAATATGGCCGACATGACCAGCCACATGGACGAAATGAAGGGTCACATCGAAGCCTTCAAGACCAATTCGGTCGATAAGACGAAGCTGGCCGAACTCCAAGAAAAACTGAACGCTTCCGAAAAGGCCCGCAAGGAACAGGAAGAGAAAGCCAACAGCCAAGCGGCCAAGGACAAGTTCAACGCCGAAGTGAAAGCCCGTGTCGAATTGTTGGCCTTGTGCAAAGAGATTTTGCCCGAAGCCCAGCACGAAAAGCTGAACACCTGCGAAACTTCCATCGACATGATGAAGCTGGTCGTGTTGAACTCCCAGCCGGAAGCCGATCTGACGGGTAAAGGCGAAGATTACATCAAGGGCCTTTTCACCGGGATCGCGGCCGCGCCGGACGCCGACAAAACCAACGGAGCGCAACGCCGGAAGATTGGGGCCGCCATTTTGGCGACCGATGGTAATCGCGCAAATGACGCCCAAGTGATTGAGGCCGAAGAATTGTCCAAGATTTCGGACGCCTGGAAAGAACCCTCTGGCCGTACTCGGTCGGATGCCCGTTCTGCCGGGGAGCGCAACGCCG